GGTACATAAAAATAATTGGTGCCACTATTATCGCCAAGCCACCATTGGTCAGCAAGTCCTCTGTTTAATGTTTGCAGATAAGATACCGGCTGCCCGCTTCTTTGTCCTTCAAGATATAAAGCAAACGCATTTTGCTCTTCAGGAGAAGCCACCAACCCCCCATCGGCATATCCTCTCGGCTTCTGTCCGGTCTGTCTCATGTATTCCAGGGCGCCAACAGTCTCTTGATTGACGGCGGAACGCGGCATGACATATTCGCCGGGTGACAGCATGGCCGGAATGGTATCGTAAGAATAGGAATCAGCGCCGGGATTAAGACCACCCATTAAACCGCCGTGGGCCAGCGGAACCATGCTCTCCGCGTAGTCAGAGCTAAAGAACCAATCGGCTGCATATCCAAGCACCTTGCCGACGGCCCCGAGGACAGCGCCCGCGCCCTCTGTCCATGTGGCGTTGAAGGACATGGTGATCTTACTTAACGCGGCTTCAACGATCATCTTTGCAAGGGCGTCCGTAAAGGTCTTTACGATTGCATCCCCAAACGCTGTGAAGTATTCCGTGGCGCTCTTCAGTTGCCCCTTGTAGGCATCAAAGAACACGCTGCCCATAGTCTTTGAGGCATTATCGGAAAACGACTTGACGGTATCAATGCCGACCTTGCCCCATGAAGTCTGTTTTGCGGCAATGTCTTCAAGCCCGGCCTTAACGCCGTCAAAGAATGAATTTGAATATTCGGCTTTCTTCAACTCCGCCTTTCGGGTTTCCTCTGCCACCCATGCGGCAATGGCAATTTCAGAAACACCCAGCGCACGAAGATCAGTCTCTTTCTTTTTTATCAATTCCAGCGTGGCGTTGTAATTCTCTGTCTCATACCCACGCAAATCTTTATATATTTCTATTTCGGCCTTCCGTCTTTCATCGCCGCGCTTGATAATTTCATCGGTCATCTTAATGCCAAGCTCGGCCTCCGCTTTCATCGCGGCTTCCGCATCCTCGGCCGCCTTGCGCCACATCTTGAAGGTTTCATCTTCCTGTTTTTGATTGGCAAGGATGATTTGACCGGCTTTCCATTCGGCAACGAGGACATCGTTCTGCGTCTTTCGCAGCCATTCCTTTTCTTCACGATCTATTCTGGCAAGTTCCTTTTCGTGGGCGGTCATGTATCGGCTGTCAATTTCACCCTGCGATTTCTCAATGGCCTTGGTTAGTTCAGCGATTGCCCTTTCCCGGTCTTTGGCTGCTTTTTCTGCGGCGGCTGCGGCCTTCTTTTCCTCTGCTGTTATGGTGTTTGATGTTTTCTTTGAGGCGGCGGCCTGCGCTTTCATCATTTGCAGGTTTGCTTCACCGGCTTTTTCTTGCGCCGTGGCCACTTTGTCAATGTCCTTGTATATTTGCTTTTTGGAATCGGCAACCGCATCGTCGATATTAGAGAGGTCTTTCTTTAATTTATCAAACCCGCCGGAGCCGAAAATAGCGCCTGAAAATATACTAACGGCTATCGTTGACGCCTTATCTACAAAGCCGAATAATTCTACCGCTGACATCTTCAAGCCGCCGACAAATGCGGTTATGTATGGCGCGAGTAATGAGATTCCTTTCGCCATATCGGCAAAGACGGGCATTAAGGCGTCGCCGACGGTCGCCTTAGTTTCAAACATGGCGTTGTTCATTCTGTTGATTGCGGCCTGCCCGCCTTCTGCTGCCTCAACCGCCGCCGACCCGTATGTCTTGTGAAGCTGGTCCGCCAATTTCGGGAGAACATCAGCAGACATGAGCTTGCCTTCCTGCATTTGCTTCAGCAGCTCTTGCGTGGTCAAACCCATCGCGTCGGCTGTTAATTTAACAGCGCCGGGCAACCGTTCGCCTAATTGACCTGATAATTCTTCCGCGCTGATCTTGCCCTTGGACATCATCTGTGACAGAGCAAGGAAAATGCCGTTTGCTGATTCGCCGGGGAGCTTTAAGGCCGTGACCGCCTCTGACACCCCGCTGAATACTTTTCTTGCGCCTTCGCCTTCAAGGGTTGTGTTTTTTGTTGCTGCGGCAAATTTGGCGTACGCAAGCCCGGTTGATTCGAGGTTAAGTCCAAGCCGCTGGGATTCGCTGCGAACATAGTCAAATGCAACCGCCGCGCCTTGGGATGAGCCAGTCACCGCCTTCAACGAGGATGTGATTTGCTCCATTTTAAGAGACGCATCAATCATCTCTTTCGCGGCATACCCGGCGGCGATTATGGACGCTGTATAGGCTTTCCAATTTTCTTTCGCGTCGGACAAAAATGTTTTCTGTTTCCCGAACTGCTGTTCGTTGAGGCGGTTTAACTGATCGTTCTTCGCTTGCTCTGCCCGGATGATGTCGTTCGCCGTGGCTTTGGAGGAATTAGCAATCATGTCATAACTGTTCTGGATTTTCTGCCTCATTAAATCCATTTCAGCCGATGACTTAATGCCTAATTTTTTGAAGTTTTCTTCAATATTAAGCGTTGTTGTAGTGGCGTCCTTAAGAAGCTGCTGCTGTCCCTTCGTGTAACGCGAGGGATCGAGGTCAAGTTCAACAAAGACAGTTCCGATTTTTTGTTCAGCCATTACTTTGCTCCGATGATTTCCTTAAGTCCGGCCAGTGAAGCAGTCAGCGCCGGACGCATGAAAGCCCTACCGTTAAACTCAACAATTTTCGCGTAGTATGCGAGGAAGTGACCGGCATACACTCGGACGTTTCGTTTCTTTGAAAATGCCTTGCCGCTTTTTGTTTTCTGTCTGACAACACGGATTGAACGCTTAAGCTGTCCGGCGTCCCTGGCTGTCCAGTTTTTCCCGGCATAAGGGCCGGTCTTATATATAGGACGCGACACGGTTCCGACGGGACACAGACGCCTTGCCGCCGTTGCGACAAGTTCAGCACCGTCAACAAGCCGTTCAATGGCGACGTTTTCAAAGGTTTCGTCCATTGCGTTTGGATTCCAGTTTTCAACCCTCATCATTTCCCTCTTTGATATTTTCCAGCCACCACCTAGCCAGCTTCAAGACGCCCTCGAAGCACCGCCGCTTGTCCCTGATCCCGTAAAGTTCCATCGCCGCATGAACGGCAAGATGGTTAATGTCCACGGGGCCACGTGGCCCCATGATGACTTGAAACTGTGTCAAGAAAAAAATTCTTATCGCATCTTCATTTTCTTCCACCGCATCCACGCGGCACGATTGACACGGGGCCTCACCGGGTGGATTCCTTTCTGCGTACATCCGCCGACACGCCGCGCAAACCGGGCCGTATTCCATTGCCCAACTCGCGGCATCTATCAGTTTTTTTCAGCCGCCTCCGCCTCGCTCTTTTCACTCCCGGCCAATACTTTCAGGCAGTGGCCGATGAAAAGATCAAACTGCTCTATCTTCATCAGCTTGACCTTATCTGCGCGGTTGCACTCAATGGGGGTTCCGTCCGCCCACGTTGCATTCTTGACCCCGATAATGAGGTAGTCCCATGCGTCCTCTTGCTCTTTCTGAACTTCCTCGGGAGTCAGGTCAGGATAATAACTGACCCGCTCCATCGCCCGCGTTGACGGATTGAAGATAAATTCAGATTTCTTTTTTCGCGCTTTCATCCGCTCGGTAAAGAACGGGATCAAAGAACGAACGCAAAACTCCGCCGCGTCATCCGCCGGGGGATCAAACACGGTTTCCTTTTTTTCGGCGTCAAACCGGGAGGTCTGGAATTTGAACCAAACCCCCTGATTCTCTGCCGCCCCGTTATCATTGAAAATGGTCATAAAACTTTGCCTTTCTATCCCGGATATTCAGACTTTCGCTCCGAGATCGTTCAATGTAGGGCATTTAAACGCGCCGCTTATTACGTTCCGGTGCCGACCTGTTCCATCGCCGCCGTGGAAATGTCGCCTGCAAAAGAAATCGTGCCGAAATTGTTGCGGGGCAGCGTTACTGCCTGCGACTTCGTGACGATGATGTAACCGCCCGTCCCGACTCTCCAGAACGTCGAAGTGTTCGCGTAGAGATACAGGTTCGTCAAATGTGTCCCTGCCGCGCAAGCCGTGTGAAGGGCCTTCTGGGTTGCGTTGGACGGGTCCCAGTTTCCGTTAAATTCCAAAGTACCCGCGTCCGGCAGGTCGGTGATTTCCTTGACCGCCATTCCCGTATCACCGAAAGCCGTCGGTGCCTTGGTTGTCGGCATGGAAATGCCGCTCATTGACCACGATACCATTTCGGCCACAACAACCGAGCCGTACATTACCTTCCCGTTTTTTCCTGAAATCTTTGCCATTTTTCCTTCCTCCTGTTTTTTCAGGGCAAAGAAAAAGGGCGGACAATGAGATGGTGAGGCACCTCACTGCCGCCCTTAATTCTTTTTTGCATTTCCCTCGGGGTGGCCGCCCTTTGGGAAAACCCTGATTTGTTGTTAAGCTACTTTCTTTTCCTCTCCTATCGCCGCTGATGTTTCAAATCTTACACGTCCGTCCGGGGGTAGCCCAAGGGCCGTTGAGTCAACCCGGATATTCTTGAACCTGTCATAAAGCCGCTTGTAGTTCTGCACAAAAAGGTCGTCGGGGTGCCACGAAAACGGCCTCATGCAGTAGTGTTCAGCATAGGCGTCAATCACCCACGCCGTCCCGCCCATTTCCCACGCCTCCAACACGCACAGCGTCCCGTAAAGATCAAACCCCTCAAAGGATTCGTCAAACCGGAACCGGCTGGCCATGTTGACCATAATCACGCATTCGTCAAAACAGCACGCCGCCTGCGGAAACGTATGGACGTGCGACGTGTCGAAATCCAACGGGATTCTCATATCGTGAAACTGGCCGCAAATAAGCCCGTCCATGTCCTTGCCGATGATCCCAGCGACAACCCACGAATCAGGAAGTTCAGCCAGCTTGATCTTGACTTTCTCGATCCATCCGGCGCTGAAATACATATCTTGATGAACGAGGATTGCAACGTCTGAACCCTCTGCATCGATCTTGTCCAACAGGAAGTTCAATCCCTTCGTGGCGCTTTCCGGGTTCTGAATGAAATGGAAGTTGACATATTCAGACCTCGGAATTTGCGACTGCTTCAGCACCATATCGAGCCGCAAGGGATCATTAACCATCGTGCCGAAAGAAACATTAAGCCCCTTTTCCCATCGGCCAGGCTCATAGAAATTGAACAGCGCGAACAGGTCAGGCCGGAAAGCGATTTGCTCACCGGATTCATTATGGTGCATTGCAATTTCACCGTCCCAGGTGCCGCTCATGTCGTCAAATATGTGCGCCTTGAATATCTT